TCAGATGTGCCGACAATGAGATAGCCCATGCTTGCTGCGATGCTGGTCGGTGTGGCACCCGACAGCGTTAGCGTTGCAAGTGGCGTTGCGCTGGCAAGTACGTTTGACGCTAAATCCCAGATATTTACTTGCGCGTCACTCCCAGAAGTCTCGACGGTCGCAAGCATCAATGAAGTCCAGACACTAGCTTTGGAAAAATGACCGTTCCACGACATGCCATCAACGGATGGCCCGACGAGGCACATATCAACAAAATTTGCGTTGGCCTCGATGATGCCGCTGACAGCACCTAAGTCCAAGCCGTCATCAGTCGCAGCTTGGCTCGTCATCTGGAAGTTGGTGCCGTCGTAGACCACTGTGACGATAGAACCGTCTTCGATGTCGCCCGCTTCAATGTTTTTGTCGTGTTTTTTCTTGATCGTTTTAACGCCAAGCCCGTTCACGTTGACCGTCGATGTAGTCGTGCTGGTATTGTTTGACTTGAAGGTTATGGCCTGACCCGCAGCGTAAGCGGTGATGGCTGGGCTTAGAGCAATAACGTGTGCGTTTGCGGTGCCGGTGTCCGTAGCCTGGAACGCTGGAGCGTTGCTCTGAAGCTGGTTGACCGTAGCGGCGTCAGTCTTCGCGGTGCCGTCAGCGACCGCCGTAAGCCTGTTGCTACCAATGTTCAGATTGCCTGTGGCAGCGTTGCTACCGCTCTTTTCGAGCGTAGAGTTAATGCCGCCAGCTAAATCCTGGTCATGGGTGTCGTGACGCGCTGCTAGAATTTTCGTTCCAGCATCACGATCTTGGACCCACAAGGTTGACCCTGTGTGAACCCCGTTGGTCCTGGTAAAAGCTCCACCACTCCAAGGCATATTACTCTCCTAATTCTGTTGACGCTGATTAGACATTAGCGCCCTTGTAAGCATTTCTCTTTCCATAGCTCCGCGCTCTTCTTCTTGCAGCCTCGCAGCCCGCCCCACTTGGAATGACGCTGGCGCAGCTTGACCGGCCCTTCTTACAACTTGTCCTGGAGAGCGAGAAACCCGACCAGCAAGTTGCGCGGCCTCTCCGACAACTCTTGGCATCGTTAGCGGGAAGGCAGCTAAAGCTGGCAAGTTACCCGAAGCGAGAGAGCCTAGAAGCAACCCGCTCTGCCCAATGTTAGCCAACCCACGACTGCGTTTCGGGGCTAATGTCATCCCAGCAGCTTGCTCAATTAACTTATTTCCGCCTTCCGATTTTGCCAAAGTTTCTGCTAACTCACCTCTTCTTCCAAACGATGTGTCAACATTGTCACGCATAATAGAACTCAACTTCCGCACCTGCGTGTCAATAGACCGCCGCTGGCCCTTGAGAGCGAAGGTTGTCTCAATGTCAGTTATCATGTCAGTTGCGGCTTCATAATCTTTCATTGCTTTAGCGTAGCCCTTGTCCTGCTTGGCTATAGTATTGCGAACAGAGCCGTAGATTGTATTTGCCACAGCCCAAGACGAAGGGTCGTCAGCAATGTTTATGGTGTCGCGGACTTCGCCAATAGCTTGCTTCATGGCGTCAAAGTCTTTCGCTGTAAGAACTTCCTCGACGTTATCTGCGCCTCGAAAGTTCGCTATTATATCCTCAATCTTTTTTAAGGTTTCTGCGGGACCAGGACCTTTAACGTCAACTTGTCGCCCAGACGGCAACGTGTGCTTTCCAGCCGTTCGCATATCGTCAACGGCCTTGTTCACATCAGTAAAATCCATTGGAGTCTGGTTTCTTCCAAGTTTCTCCATGCTTTGCAAGTATGCGGCTCTGCGCTCATTCTTGAGCGTAGTTAAGGCAGACTTGGCAGAGTCAACAATCTCCGAAACTGGAGTGTTGCCGCGCAGGCTAGAAAGAAAAGCAGCCGCTTTTTCCCCGCCCGTTCTGCCGCTCTGAAAAGCAACTTCAATGGCCCTGCTCCCAGCGCCGGTCGTTGCGCCCAATCCAGCAGCGAGCGTTGCTCCCGTGGCTGCGCTTCCCGCCTTTAGAGCAGCCGTAACAGGGTCAAGCGTCTGCAAACCTTTAGTAATGCCAGTCCCAACCATAGAAATATTTTTTGCTGCCCTGTCAGGAACCTTGCCTGCAACGCCGCTAATTTGAGAGACTTTCCCTCCAGTCTTAAGCGCGATCCCGGCACCACCGCCGAAGACTAATGCTATATCGGAAAGAAACCCCGCCGGGTCAGTGGCAATGGTGCGCTTTATGTTCTCTCGCCCACCGTAACGATCTGCAAAAAACTTACCTACGGCTCTGGCAATGTCTTCGTCACCTTGCTCCCCAGGCTTTGCCAGTTGCACAAGGCTGCGTCCTAAATCGTAAAGTGATTCCGCTGTCTGGACAGGTTGCAGGAACGGCGCAACGACATCTTTACCAAGCTGGGCAAGACTTGCGGGAAAATTAGAGACAGCTTGAGATGCAACATCGCCCGCACTTAGCGGCCCCTGCTTCATTATGGGGCCAGCCCCATTGGGTGCAGGAGGGCCAGAAAGCATCGCAGCGGTGAGTGCGTCCGCTTGCGTATTCGCGCCATTAGGCGCTGCAACAGCGCGGCCAGCAGAAGGCGCAGTCTTCAAAAAGGCCGCATTAAGTTCTTCCGCAGAATACTCAGCCATTCGATTAACCTCCCTCGTTTGATTGAGGTATCAGGCCCAGCTCTCTCATTCTGTCACCAAGTTTCTGCCTTGTTTCTGGGTCTTCTAATAAACGGTTCCACTCTTCTGTCTGCCTTCCGTCAGCACCTTGAAAAGATTGTATATAAGCCACAGACCAATCCTCGATAGGAATAGGTGCGGCCTCCGACAAACTTTCCAGCGTGTCATCTACGAAACTTGGATTGTCGAGCTTTCTGGCTGCCTCTGCATCAAACCCGCGCAAAGTGCCTTTTTCTGTAAAATGATCAATAGCAGCCAGCTTTCTATCAAGCTGACCCTTCATTGACTCATCTAACCGTCTTAACCGGACTAAATTCTGTTGTTCACTTAGATAAGGGTTATACGCGCGGGCGATTAAACGATTACCCTCTTTCTCCGTAAATTGCGCCCCTAGAATGATTCTGAGGTTTCTCTGCACAACTTCTTCGACTGTTTCCAAAGCCTGCAAAGCGGCTGAATTGACAACGGACATAGCAGGACGCGCTTCGCTTAAAAGGCCAACACCAAGTCCGCTCAAGTTTTCGTCGCTTTTTCCATCCACAATAGCTTGAAGCTGGGCAACCACGCCGGTAATTTGCCCCCTGTTTCTCCTCGCGTCAGCGAGAGCGCCGCTTTCTAATAATTTTCCTAAAGCTGTGCCAAATGCTTCGTCAGCTTTTTTCTGTCCCGAAGTCCCTTCTTGTGCGATCTCTGCTGCTAGTTTCGCTCCCGGCAAAACCAGCGGCGTGGGCTGAAATACTGGCCTTCCTGCCAGTCTCCCAAGAATATCAACCGGCACTACTGCTTTCTTGCCGTCAATGTCTATAATTTTTACTGAGTGCGCAGGGAGCGTCGTAGGTAAGTCTTGCTTCAATCCATCTAGTCGGGCCTGCAACTCTTGAGGGACTGGCTGGTTGTCGGCTTCTAATTGATCTATCTGGCTAGCTATTGCTGTCGCCTGACGCAAATTGTCGTCGCGCAGTTTTGTTAGATTAGTGGCAGAGATTGTTTGCTGGGCAGTAGCGACCTGGAAAGGGTCTGCGCCAGATGCAGCCAACAGCTCCGGTGTTATTTGTGTTGCTCCAGCAAACTGTCTGCCCGCTTGCGCGACTGTCGGTACGGATGGCATAGCAAATTGCTTGGCGCGAGCGAGCAGCCCGGTCGGTGCTGGCGTTGGTGCGCTTGCTGCCGTGGCGGCAGGAACACTGCCAGTCATCAACAAGCTGGCCAACGCTCCCTGCGCTGCGGTCTGCTGGTTGGTAAGCCGTCGAGCATCTCTGCCAGCTATATTGGCGGCAATGCCACTGGCAAGCCTGCCGAATTGCTGCGCCACAACGTCGTTTGCATACGGGTTCTGTCGAGCTTGGGCTGGTTGCAACGCAGCAGCTAGGTTCAGCTTGCGGCGGTCCTGCGCTATGGCGATGCGGGGGTCTACTCTAAACACCATTGTTCTGCTCCTATTAGCCCGGTCGACCCAGGAACGCAGAGCCGAGAGCGACGGGGATGTTCAGTGCTGTCGCCTGACGTTGCTGTGCGCCTTGGTAGCGGGCTAGGTTATCTGCCTGTTGCGCTGCTGCCAAAGAGCCTAAGTCAATCGGCGGTGGAGCGGCTACGGGAGCAAGAGCGCCTGGACCCTGCGCGGCGGCTTGTGAAAACGGCGTTGTGCCGGTCAGCAAAGCCGAAAGCTCTGTCATTGGCTGCTGGCGTTCGCGCAATCGCTCTGCAATAGCACGATCCCTCGCTTGCTGGCCCAGAGCGTATTCGTCCCTGCCTTCTTGCGCCATCTGACTGCGCTGCGCTTGCGATACATCGAACTGCGTACCAAGCTCTTGTAGCTGCTGCCCGCGACCGGCAAGCACGTTGCCCATAATGCTGCGCTGCAAATCTTGCCCTTGGAATACAGCTTGGCTTGCCAAGTCGGCCAACTGGTCGTTTCTCTGCTGTCTGAAAAGTTCTATTTCTCGGTTATACGCATCAGACCCCGGCGGGATGCCGCTGTTGATTAGCTGCGTATTAAGCGCGGCTAGTTGCCTCTCATACTGCGGGTTGAGTCGGTTAACCGCACGATTGTAGAAGTTGTCCGCTGCGCTTGTCGTAAATGCGTCTAGGTCTGAATACTCTGGCAACTGGTACGTTGCGCCCGCAGTCGAATACTCCGGCAACGCGCCGTAGTCGCTATATGAAAACGCCGTAGGCTCAGACGGCAAACCTTGCGTAGTAAACGCGCCTCGATCTATCTGGCTTAGTCGATCCCCTGCCAACCCTTGCAGTCCGCCCTGTATGCCGACCTCTTGCGCTCGCAATCCTTCGTAGTCTGGCGCAAGCGAATATGTGCCGAGATACTGGTCTGGGCCAGTCTCGCGGAACGTCGTCGTCGCGTACGGCGTAACCATGTCAGGTCGGCTCAACGCCGTTTGCAGCCTAAGAGAATCTTGGTCAAGCGCAGACTGGTTTTGCGCTAACTGGTCATAGTTTATGGGGGGCGGTGCCTTCGGGCTGCTGAACATATCCCTAATAAAGCCCATGATCTATAGCTCCTTCTTCAGCAAAACTGCTGTTCTCTTGTAGTCGGTAAGCTCGCGCTCCCAACCTGGGCGTCCAATGATTTCAATGAAGCGAAACTCGCGTGACTTGGCAAAGCTGCAAATCTCTTTTTCAATTTCTTTTAGCTCCTCAAGATTGCCGCCTGCTAGGCCAATCCTGAGAGACTCGCCATAAGAACAAGTTACTGCCGCCGACCGGGGGCTTTCAAACAATGAGAAGTCACCATTTTGCAGAGCAGTCTCGACCTCTTCTCTCGTCACAGACTCAAAGTTCTTTGTGGAAGGCTCTAAGAAGCGCCATGTCTGGTCGCTAATCATAACCCAGTCCCAACTTCATACCGCACGTCTGTCGCCAGCCATCTAACTGATTGGGATGTTGTGCTCGTTCTTACGCGCACCGCAGCGTTCCAGCCAATATCGGCAACGCTAAACCACGCCTGATGGGTTGTAATCGGAGCGCCCCACGTTGCGGAGTCCCACGTTGCAGTGTCCCAAGCAGAAGCCGTTGATCCAGCGGTGCTTGGCGTAAAGGTTGTGGTGCCATCTCGAAAATCAGTGTCGAAACCTACGCTGATTTCAAGCTCCGAGTCGCTCGCCATAACAGGCCGGATCGCGGTGTACCGCTTTGGACCGTTGCGACCGCCGAAGTAGATAAACGCCGTCTTTGCAACAGCCTCAATAGCCGACCCAGAGTCATCCGTGCCGCTGTCTGCTTTATGAACTTTAGTGTTGCCGCCGAAGTAAAGGTCACTGTTGAACACAGCCCAGACATAAGCGTCTTGATTGGTAAACCGTGACCACGCACCAGTTTCTAAATTAATGATGTATTGGATAAAATCGCCAACCGTTGACGATGGGGCATTCACGGCTGCATAGCCGCCTTTGGGATAAACAACGCCCTGCCAGCCAAACGTTTCTTTGAACTCAACCACTGAAGAGTTGTAGCTGCTGCTGATCTTGTCGCTTAAAGCAACATTAGGCGCGGCTTCACCTGTCCCTAGCACTTGCGTCATTGGGAGCAAGCCGTTCTCTGTGACCAAATAGCAGTCTGACCCAACCTTGAGCATACATCTGTGACCGATTGGACGGCCAACCGTGTAAACGCCAACCAACCCCCACTTCGTCGCATCCGAAGGGTCGGTCCCGCTATACATTGCAATCTCACCTTGGTCGGTGAAGAACAAGATGTTGTCGTCAGGGCCAGCACCACCATCTCGCGTCCAAGTAGCGATTGCCATAATCTTGCCACCTTTGCTGAAAACGCTGCCCAGATTTACTGAGGCAACCGTTCCAGCAACGGCGTTCACTGGCAGATATCCATACGTCAGGCTGTCTTTTAGAACGAAAAACAACCGCTCTTTGTAGACCTCGACATTAATGATGTCGGCAGCGGTGACACTGCCCAGCGTCGGCGTAGCCCATGAAGAGCCGTTCCAATGTCGCGGAGCGTCTGCGCCGTTGCAGATAAACAAGAACGACCCGCCAGAAGTTGTCATATTGACCGACTGGAACCGGGCGTTTGTCAGACTTGTGATAACGGCAGAGCCGACAGAGCCGGAACTGGTTACGTTGTAGACTGCGGTGCCGCTTGCGGCGAACATCGTGCTGGCCGTGCCGCTGTTGTAGACCATCAAGCTCTCTACCGTCGATGGCAAGCCCGTTACATGGTCGTCGTAGCCATTACGAACTTGCACATGCGAACGCGCCGGAAAGAAGTTATCTAGCCGGATCGCGTCGGTTTCTGGCAACAAGTCAACAGAGTCGCGAGTGTTCAATCCACCAATCGGTGATGGAACAGCGTTGCTCTGTGCCGTCGTTGCAAGAGGAGCCATTGCCATTAGGTTAGTCCCGCCCTTCGGCGCCCGTACTGTTCGTTCGCCAAAATCCGCGCAAGAATGTCAGGAGCTACAGTCGCGTATTGGCTCGATGGGTCAGGCGCAGGCGTCGCGGGATCGCCTGTGGGGTCTGTGGGGTCAGTCGGCGTTAGAGCCGCTACCATTTCATCAATTTCGTCAGTGCTGGGAACGCTCACGTCGTCCATGCTAAAGTCTTGAAAATTAGATGACCCATCATTGAACGCTTCAGTAGCAAAAGTGATCGGGACATCTGGCGCTTTGCCAGCTTGCATACCAAGACCTATGCCCGTCCCTACGGGACCAAGCAGTGCAGAAAGCAGCCCGCCTTTTACAACGTCAGCAACAACCCCAGAACGCTCTGTAGTAACTAGACCAGTAAGAGGGTCTTGAACAACTTGAAGCTCCCCAGGAAGAAACCCTCTAAATCCTTCTTCAGATTTGTTCGCGGCATCTCGTGCTGCTTCTGCCTCCGCTGTTGGCGACGTATACATAAGGCCAAACGGAGTGGAAGTTGCCCCTTGCGGGAGTTGCGAAACGCGGCCCGACCCCACAGCAACACCGTCTGGGGTTGCGCCACCTATCATTGACGCCGGGATGCCAGCGGGAGCAGAACGGCCTCCCATGCTTTCTTGCACTCCAGCAAGAATGTCTGCCAGCGCCATTTCCTCTGCTGCTGCTTCGGCGCGGGCATCGGCTACCGCCGCGTTCATCTGGTCAATGAATCCTTGGTCTGGTGCGCTTACTGAAGGCGCGTCTACAGAATAAGATGGGATGCTAACGCCACCATCACCATAGCCGAAGCTAACGCCGCCGCCACCATTGCCAGAGACAGCACTGATGCCGCTAAAGTACGCAGGCATCCCGTTATACATATTCTGCCCACCGTCAGGAGCAACGCCGCCACCCATAGAGCGCAGCACGTTGCTTTCATCAGGTCGAATATACGCAGCAAAATGCCCAGGAGGAGCGCCCCGGTTTAGAACGTTCCCCAGCAACTCGCCGTAGAGATCACGCTTCATTGGCTACGCCGTAATCTGAGGTGGGTTTCCGCCCGATGGGCCAAAATTAGCATAACCCTTGGTTGGCTTTTTCTTCGTGCCTTTTGAAGTTTTCTTTGTTGGCTTAGGCGGACGACCTTTAGTGCTTCCGTAAGTACCTTTTCCCATTGGCATTGGCTTATATCCTCAGTTATAGCCCGAAGTTACCTTCAGGCTCGTTGACAGGCATGGAGGCAAAGTTTGGGCCTCCCATACGCAGGATCGGCCTAGCTCCATCAGTTTGTGTAAGCTCTTGGACACGACTCTGGTATTCCATGAACTGCTGATCGTAGGGCAGTCCTTTTATCTTCAAAAACCGCCAAACAACGCCCAAGGTTATTAGCTCCTCAGAAATTACGCTGGTCTGGGCGTCCCCGGTAAACTTGTCTGCGTCGGCTACAACGCCGCCAGACTCATCAACCCAGTTCTTTGAAACGTACTCAAACTTTACCGACTCGCCCGCAGGCGGCGTTGGGTGAAACAACAGGGCGTTGCCTCGAATACGGAAGTAATTTGTCACTCCGCTGCTCACGATAGCCATGATGCGCTGCCACTGGGAACCGCTCAACGGGCCGTAGTAGGTCCGGTCGGTAGTCCTGTTCCACATCGTGTTGTTGCTAAATCGGCCAAAGTCACTGGCGATAGACACCATTGTGCCTTGGCTCTCTGCTGCAAGTGTCGTGTGGCTACCTTCTTTGACTAAGGCTTGCCACATATAACGATCTACAAGCGCACGGCCCTCTTGGTTAGCCACGGCGTTAAGCTGTAGCACAGAGGTGTCCGTTGAGGATGTCACCGCGTCAGGCGCAGTGATCCCGATAAGTTTAGCCGCGTCTTGGCAAATCGTTAGTAGCGTCATCCAACAACCTGTTTCGGTTTGTTTCCAGACTTTTCAGCCAAATACTCTCGCGCCAGCTTACGCAAATCCACTGTTCCCGCACCCAGGCCACCAACACTTGCGTCAGATAGCTCTGAAAGTTGCTCCACGGTGCTTACGTCCTGGCTAATCAAATGCTTTGCCTTGCGGCTTCCAATGCCCTTTAGCTCAGTAAGCTCTGTCCCGATAGGCTTAACTTTAGCGGCATTCTTGTTGCTACCGCTTTTCTCGTATGCCTCAGTTTCTCTCGGAAAGTTCTCTCTCAGCCACTCGATCTTTTCAGAAACTTTGTAAAGAACGGTGTCAGGGTCACCAACACGGCGTATCTCGATTAGATCAACACCAGTATCGGCAGAAATAAACTCAACTCTTATGTTTCCCGTCATAAGCAGCAGTTGCGCGGGGGCTTTTACACCCCCGCACTCCCTTCTTGGTTAAATTGTAGCCGACTTCGGCCACGTTGCTAGGCCAGGAGCAGAACCAGCGGTTCCACCACGGGCAGTTGTTAGGCACAGACCATTTACTGCGGTCTGCGACGTAGAAGTATCGTCAAGCGATCCTGCGGTTGCGGACGAGTACAGAACTGCGTCTGCCGCTGCCGAAGCAAGCACGTTCAACGTGCAAACTCCAGTTAGCTGCACCCAGCCATATTCGCCGCTGCTGATTGCTTCCGGGGCGACTCCAATAATGTGCCCATCGTCAATCAACGCTTTTGTGCAAGGAACGCCCGAAAACGCCTCGGTCACGGTCACTACATCGTACTGCGCGATGGCAGAACCAGCGGTAATGTAGAGCCACGTCGAACTATCGGTTCCCATCATACGGGTGCCGATAGCTTGCGACGGGGTAGACTCAGTGCCGCCATCAAAGTCGATGCCAATAGCACTTTGGGTTGTGTAAGCCATTAAAGACCTCCTACTAGGCTTGGATGACGCCTTGGCGTGCGCGGTTGCTGACCGTCATATTACCGGCCCATGCAACAGGCATGACAAGAGCGTCCTGGTTCACCGATGCTTTTTCGCCAAGAGGCACAAACTCGCGGCCATCTGCATAACGCAAGAACAGATAGTCGGTGTTAAGCATGTACATCTTGTTCGCTGGGCACTGGTCGTCGTAGTAGACCGGCGCGTCCATGAACATAAGGTTCATAAACCCAGCAGACGCTGAATCATCGTTTGAGAACCGTTGGTTCGCCTGGAGAGAAGACCAGTAGAAACCAAAATAGTTGGTGTCTCCAACAATAACGTCAGGACGATCTGCACCACGAATCGTAGCAAGCCACAACGTGTTCATGGCTGTTTGGATCGTCGTAGCAGAGGCCGTTACGCCTTCGGTCGAGAAGTCATAAACCTGATTCTGCCAGAACGTGTAGGTTCCACTGTTAATCCCGCCGACCGTGTTACCCACGGTGCCAGGAACAACAAGCTGAAGACCGCCAAGCTCTTTCGAGTCGGTCCCGGTGCCGTCTGCATAAAGCGCAGTCGCCATCGTGTTTTTGAGTGATTTCTCAAGGTTGCGAATACGGCTTTTGAGAAGATTAAAAATCTGCTCTGAACCGGAGTTCTCAACTTGCTCAAGACCGGAAATGACGACATTCCCCGCCAACTGCTTGTAGTTAAACTCAGCAGCGGTGAAGACGTTGCTCGTTGAGGTGTCGAGTACCTCGTAACCCGAATACCACTTGGTGGTCGAGTTCGTTGCATACTCTAGCTCTTGAACAATAGTCCGGCCAGTTGCGGGGGACTTATTCCCCTTGGTGTCGATATGGCGAAGCAACGCGTTGTTGTTGGTTACGTTGTCGGCCATCGTCTTGGAGTAACCAGCCAACGTGGTGGTTACGATTTCGGTATAAGTAGAATTTGGAGAAGCCATTTCTCTCTTCCATCAAAATGGCAACGGCAAAAGTCTACGCCCTAGCAGAGTTAATTTTGTCGCGCAAAATGTCGTCCAAACCCGTCGAATTTACGACCCCGCTCGGGGGGGACGCAGCAGATTGAGAAGGTCGCGTTTTCTTGGCTTTGGTTATAGCCGCCTTACGCTTCGCTTCCTCTTTCCTACTTACTGAAAGCCGCTCTTTCTCTAACGTATCTTTGTAGAGAGCTTCATCTAAGCGGACAGCCATGCCGTAGGCTGCTTCTAAGTCTTGGGTTTCTCCGGCAGTTACCAATCGAGACATCCGTTCGCGCACTTGCTCAAAATGAGGGTGCTTGAGATTACCGTCTGCATCTTTTGCATTTGCAAACGACCCAACCTGATCCTCTAAGCTGCGGTAACGCTCCTGATGTTGCGACTGAGCGAGCATATTAACTTGCTGTTGCGTTTGAGCTAATTGCTGTTGCAGTTGCTGTGTGTGCAAATCTGTAGGCTGTTCGTCTACATAATCTGCGCCCGAATCGCCTGACGGAAGCTGAACACCATAGTGCTGGGCGAGTTGCTGGATAGCGGCCTGCGGGTTTTGACGTAACGCATTGTCATAGCTCATAAGACGCGAAACATACTCAGCTTCGCTTATCCCATGCGCTTGCATCTGCTGTTTGTACGGTGCCAAAACGCCCTCTAGGCCCTCTAGCTGCTTACGCTGCTCTGATAATTCAGTCGTCTTGCGAGTGAACGCTGCATCACGCTCGCGCTCCCGGTTAATCATAAACTCTCGTTGATCTTCGGGAAGTTGCTCGAACGCTTCGCGTTGTTCAGCAGGCCATGTTTTTGGCGCAGCTAAAGGCTGGGGGACTGGTTCCGCATCAGACTCCGGTTCGTCTGCATCGGGAGTGTCCTCTAGGTTTTCTGCTTCATGGCCTTCGGCGGGTTCGTTCGATGGGTCGGCATCTTCGACTTCGACTGGCTCCGCACTACTTTCTCCGGCGATAGCTCTAGGGGTATCAGAAGTGGGTTTCGCATCGCCCGGCGTAAACTCTCCTGCAATGACGCTTTCTAAAACGCCATCAAGTGTTGAGGGTTGCTCTGACGCTGGCCCCGGCTCGGGGGTGCTTGTCTCAGTTATTGACATTTCGTATTTGATCCCAGTTTGAGGGGCGTTCGCTTCCCGCCCAATCGTTTCCAATTTGTCGAACGTTGTGCCGCTTCTCGTGCTCTCTCAATTCACGGCGGCTCTTTACAAAGCTACCGTCCAAAGGACTTTGGAACGGCTCAATGTCCTTAATGATGTTGTAAGCAACTTTTTTGTTCGTGCTTTCAATGCGGGACACGGCCTTGCGCTTATCCCACTTGATATTGTCGTAGTTGCTTAGATACTTTTTATTCATCTCTGGCCCTCTGCCATCCGCATTTCTGCTTCAAGCAACGCTAAGTTTTCTTTGCTCTGAACGCGCTCTGTTGACGCTCGGCTTTTTTCTTCTATCTCTGCGGCTGTCGCTCGCTCACGCGAACTTATGTCTGCCAGCTTGCCTTCTTGTTTTAGTTTTTCACGCTCAAGTTCAGCAGCAATTTTCTGTTGTGCAAGCTGCTGCTCGGGCGAAACTTGCGGTTGCTGCCTAGCTGTTTCTAGCTGCTGCATGATGGTCGCTTCGGCTTCGCCAATAACGTCCTCGAACTGTCGGCCAACTTTCCACGCGCCAGAAACGAACTTGAGTATCTGGAACGCGACCGGCGTGATCTCCGGCGCTGCGCGGGTTGCTTCGATTGCCTGCACTAAGAACCCGCCCATTGTGTTGGCAAACTCTATGCGCGTCCGCTTCATCTGCTCTTCGTCAGCAAATACAGTGCTGTCAGTCTCTACGTCGATCTGATAGCTACGCAACTTATCGTTACGCATGATTTCAATCATCTCATCCGAAACAGATACGCCCGTGATCCGCTCCAGAACATCCGGCTCGTAATTTTCGGCAATGAGTTCGGCCTTGATGCGGAAAAGATCACGGACGTATTTGGATATGTCCTCTTGGCGTAGTCGCAACCGCATAGAGCCGTACTGCGATTTGAGCTGCTGTGCTGTTGCACTCTCGCTGGCTTTTGTGCCGCCGCCTCGCAGAATGTCCGAAATACCAGTGATCTCATAAATAGTCTGAAGCACTTGGTTGCGCTGGTTGTACAACCCTGCAAGCACTTGCGTGATGACCGAAATGTCTTCTGTCTGGAACGCGCCGCCAAGACCGCCCTTTTGCGCTAGGTTGGCAAAGTTATCACTTGGCACAAACTCGTTATCACTTGCCGTCGCTAGATGCGCCAACTCAGGGATGCTGGCATCGTAAACGCCCCGGCGCTTTAAGCCTTCAATAAGACTTGTGATCCGCGTCGTCACACGGTCAAGCTCGTCCGCCTGATCTTGATAGATTGTAAATTCTGGAACAGGAACGGATGTGTTGTTGGTGCGGACAGCAATCAACGGCGTTGGGCATGGGAAAAAGTTTTCTAGCTCATACGGATCGTCGTCGTCTGCCAGAACATCTTTGTAGCCTGTCGCAACAAAAAGGCGACGGCGCTTAACCTTGTCCCAAATCTCCCACACTTCAGCGCGGTTGTAAGAGTCATCTGTATCATTGTAGTCGCTAGTGTCGGGCGTCCAATTTAGAGAAACATCTTCAGCGTGATCAAACCCGCGACCAATTAACTCGTCGCGTGTAAACAGGTGCCGTCGCGCTCTCCAGGTTACGTCTTCTGGTCTGCGTGTCGGGCTTTCGCGGTAGTCTTGCCAGTGGACGTATTCAAAACGACACCGTTGATCGCCAAGACGCTCGACCTCTTCCTCTTCAACAAGGTCAACGCCTTCGCCTTTTATTTCGATCTTGGTTTTTTCTTTGACAATAATCGGCTCGTAAACAACCCACACCACGCCACGACCCGGTAGCAAGTAATCTTCCAGCGCGGCTCGGATGGGCTGTTCGGAATCATAGACATCCAGCCCATACAACAACGCCCTCTCAAGAACGATAGCAACTTGACGCGCTGCTGCATCGCCATCGTTAAACCGGCGACGTACATCGGGCAGCGCCATCTTTGCAAACAGTGCGCCTTTTAGTGTTTCTGTATTAGACCAAAGAATGTTGAACCTGTGACTGAGTGGACCAGTCATGCCGGTTTCGCGTTCGTCGCGGTAACGCTCTACAACACGAGTGCCGCGTTCGCGCCATTCTTTTTCAAACTCTCCGGCTTCATCGAGTTCGCGCTGCCAATAGCGAGCGGTGCCGTAGAGCTTTTCTTTTTCGTCTTGCGTGTCAGCCATTCTTTATCGCCATCACATGCCCATCCCTAAAGCGGCTGGGTTCATTTGCTGCGGCTGCATTGGGTCGTTCATCATTGGTTGCTGCATTGGCGGCTGCATCATTGGCGGAGCCATGCCGTTTGCCAACATCATTGGCGCAGGACCAGGAAGCATCACTGCAACGTCTGCTTCTTCTTCCGTTGTCTTCTTTCGAGACACGCCGCTGTAATCAGAAGGCATCTCCTCAGTCGTAACAGTGATTTTTGCTGTAACATCACCAAGAATACTGCTCAACATTGCAATATCGTCGTCCATGCCAGGGGCGCTTTGGCCCATACCGCTGTAATCAAGTGCCATTAAATCCTTGGCTCCATATGATTCGCCACGTCAAAATCATGTATTTCCCACAAGTCGTCAAGACTTGGTTTTTTCAGCATCTCTTCTTGCCAATCTGGGTCCGGCTCTTTTGGCTTTAGATTTCTGTAAGCAATCGCCAAATATCGGAACGAGTCTGCTGCGTGTGACGCCCAATTATGGAGCGGCGACTTCTTAAAAACGCGCTTTACGTCGTCCCACTCACGTTGATAGGAGCGCAGCGCGTTAATGCCTTGCTCACAGTTCATTTCGTCAAAATAACAGTGCTGCAACAGCAACCGACCGGCGTTAATGCCGTCTGCAATCTTATGATTAGGCACAATTCGCGGGCGTCGGCCCATATTTACAAGAGTTTCTGCGCGTGTGCGGCCTGTTCCTAGCTCGCGGACCTTGGCATCGTGCGGCAACCAGTCGTCGCCATACCAATACCCTTTTTCCGCCATAATTTTGACGTAATGCTCAAGCCCTACGTTGTTGTGTTCGTAGTAATCAATGATACGAACTTCGCCCATAGTGACTTGAAAAAACCATAGAGCGCACGAATCGCTAATACCAAGGTCCCAAGCAACATGGACAGGGATCGCCGGATCATGCTCAACACGGGATATACGACCCTCTTTATCTGCATCTTCAACTAATCCTCCGTAATAGCTGCCTTTGATCGCAGCAGTCCAAGAACACTCAAATTCTTGGAGAAATTCATCTTCACCCATCTCGCGCTTTGCGGCTTCAAGCTCGTGCGGGTCAATAACCCCTGTTTCTGAGGCTCTGTAGATATTTCGGTACCACTCCTTATCGTCAGCGGTGTCTTCATACAACCGCCAAAAGTGGTTTCTGCCTTTTGGCGTTCCAATAAATATGGCCCAACCCTTGCGGTCTACCAAAGCGGGCCTGATGACCTCGCTCCAGACCCTGGGCGACATATCGGCATATTCGTCCAGCACAACGCCATCTAAGAAAATCCCGCGCAGCGCATCAGGGTCATCTCCGGCCCCAGCCAGCCTAATACGGCTACCGTTAATCAAATCAACCCGTAATTCTGACTGGTTAATCTTGGTGCCGGGTAAATCCTTGGCGTAATAACAAAGATAATCCCAGGCGACTTGCTTGGCCTGCCGATAATACGGGGCCAAGTACATAAACCGCCCGTCTCTGCGCTCGGTTTGTATCTCCAGCGCCTTTCGCAGCAGCTCTGTCACCGCGTAAACGCTCTTTCCCCAGCGTCTATGGGACACGCATATCTTAAAGCGGGACGAATCTCTGTGCAGATCAAGCTGCTGGGGGCGTGGGGCGTAGGGTATTTCTATCTGCAAAGCAGCTACCAAGCCTTACAAGACCAGTATCTTGCCTTAGTCTTTGGCCCTGGCGTGTCGCAATTATGCCGCGCTCGGAAGTTTGCTCTACGTCCCGGCTCGTTTTTGCGAATTTTCATATTTGGATCGCCAAAAGTCACCCGCACGACATTGCCGTTGTCCTTAACGTAAACAACAGACTTCTTTTTGCCGTAGCTGGTTTCACCGGCAGAAATCCGGCGGGGTTTATTCAACGTGACCGTGCGGCCCTTGTACTTAGCCATTCTAGATCACCCCTTGTGGACCTTTTGCACATCAAACGATGCCTTTGTGCTGGCACCCTTATGCGGCTTGTACCCTGTGCTAGGGTTCTTCATCAACGTAAGGCGGGTGCCTGTCTTCATCCAATGAAACCCCTTGGGAGCGTTCACCGACTTCTTTGTCCCTTTAGCCACAGCTAAACCCTCTTTTTTGGTTTAGATTTTTTTGGCGCAAATCCGCCAGTCTTGGCTTTCATCTTCGCATACGCTTTAGGGGAAACCGTGCTTTTGCTCTTGGGGCGGCT